GTGAATTACCCTTTATTCAGCTCTGCCCAACCCCGCAATACGATTACTACTGGGGTATCTCTGAAGTTGCAAGGCTTGTTTTCTTGCAAGACATGCGCAATAAGCGGATGCAAGAGATTCTTGACCTCTTATCCAAGCAAGTATCACCGCCTACAGCGCTTATTGGTTTCACAGGCTTGCTTGATGAGAAGAACTTTGCGCTTAACCGTGTTGGTGGCTTGCTTTCTACTGACATGCCTAATGCCAAGGTTGAGCAAATGGCGCCGTCTATACCGAATGATCTCTTTAGAGAGATTGCAGAGATTGATCAGATGTTTGAGGAAGCCTCTGGCATTGTCAATGTGTTGCAAGGCAGGGGTGAATCAGGTGTTAGAAGTGCTGGTCACGCCTCACAATTGGCTCGTTTAGGCTCTTCGAGGGCCAAAAAACGTGCATTGATTATTGAAGATGCGCTAGAAAAGATGGCAACGCTGTACTTAAAAGCTATGCAAGCCTATTCTGATCGCATTTACACGGATGATCAGGGTGATAAGTTCATTGCAAACCAGTTTACTAAGGACTTTGTGGTGAAAGTGGATGCTCATTCCAACTCACCGATCTTTACAGAAGACCTGCGAAGCCTTGCATTTGCACTTGCAGACCGTGGCGCCATCACCAAAGAGCGTTTGATTGACATTTTGGAGCCTCCGATGAAGCAATTGCTCAAGGAAGACCTCCGAAAAATGGAGCAAGCCCAGCAAGCAGCGCAAGAAATGCAAAAACAGCAGCAACCAACGCCTGAAGGCTCCGCACCACCTGCTATGTAGAGGTTTTTATGCTGACAAACGGTAATTCCAACATGAATGGCGGTTCTGGAGGCTCAAGTGGCGGCTCTGACCGTTATTCCTTCCAAAATGACCAGCCAAGAACCGGTAAATCCGAGTTAAAACAGATTTATCGCACCCCGCAACTCAATTATGGTCGTGCGACGATGAATCGCACGGGTTATCAACGCGCAGGAGGTCGTTTCTCATGATGCAACGCAAAATGCTACGTTACGCACGGCCATCACGCCGTTAATCGCTTGACAGACGGTCGGTAAGGAAGTACAAACCGCCCTGAAAGGACTCAATATGGCTGTTAGCGCAGAAGAATTAATGAAGTTGATTCGCGGCGGTGCCAAAAACGGCAAATCTTCGATGGAAATCGAGGTTGAAGAGGAAGGCACTGAAGGCGAAGAAGGTGAAGAAAAGAAACCGGCACTGTCTGGCGCTTCGTCACCTCCCATGTCTTCCCCTATGTCTACGCCGGAACCCAAAAAGGGTGAGGAAATGCAAGGCCGCATTGATGTGCAGCTTGGTATGGGCATGTTGATGGGTGCCATGCAGAAGTTTCCTGATGGCTCGCCTGAGCAAAAAGCGCTGAAAGATGCCATAGGAAAGATTGGATCGGCCTTCGGTGAGATGGATTACAAAGCCAAAGAGTTAGTACCTTCTGAAATCATGCAAATGATTCAAACCCTGCCTCAAGCTGGTGGCGCGTCGGCTGAGATGCGAGCAATGGCTGCGGCTCCAACCCCTGGGACTCAAAACCCACCCTTACCTATCTAGGAGATAGAGATGGAATTGTTCAAACCCCGTGCTGGAACAATCCGTCGCCCGACGGACAACCAGCAAAAGAATGGTCAGATTTACAACCCACCTCGGTATGAGCCGTTTGGTGGCTTGAGTGGCGCCAACAAGGTTACTAAAAACCAGATGACGCTCTCCAAACCTGGTGACACCAAGCGTGTCATTTAATTAATTGTTTTGAACGGCTGAAAAAACAATGTCGCTAGAAAACCTTACCCCCGACGCCCGTGATGAGCTTGCCGCCCTGGCGAAAGCCTTGGCTGAGAATCCGAAAACCCGAAAGGAGTTTTTGAAACTGACAAAACAGGCCCATCCCGACCTTCCTGTTCCTGAACTTGAAATTGAAGAGCGGACAAGTAAAGCAATTGACGCACAGCAGCAGCGCATTGCCCAACTTGAAGCCAAATTAAAAGAAAAGGACGCTCGTACTGAGTTAGAAAAGCGTAGAAATACGTTGAAGGAGAAACGTCTTGCTGAATCGGATGATGATGTCAAAGCCATCGAGAAATTGATGATTGAAAAAGGCATTAGCAATCACGAATCGGCTGCTGAGTATTACAACTGGATGCGCCAGGCTGATAAGCCTACTCCTGCATTCAGTAATTCTCCAATTACCTCTAAGGTCAATGACTTTCAGAAGTATTTGAAGAATCCTGCGGCAGCGGCTAGGGAAGCAGCGGCGAGTGCACTCAACGAGCTAAGACAGGGAAACCAGTCTCGCCCGATTGGACTTCGTTAATTAGGTCTGTTTCTTAAAAGGAACCTATCATGCCTATTGGTGGCGGTATTATCCCGACAGCAGGCACCAGTCAGTACAATGAACTGACCTACGTTACCCGTAGGGCTTTCATCCCGAAACTGGTTGTCCAGCTTTATAACTCAACTCCCCTGCTTGCTGCATTGCTTGCAAACTCGCAGACTGCCTCTGGCGGTGTGTCGTCTGTAACCGTGCCCGTTCAGGGTTCCCAGTTTGTCAACGCACAATGGTCGGACTACAGCGGTTCGTTTGCACAGCCTAGCGTCATGCAGGGTGCTTACAACGCTGAATTCAACCTTAAGTTGATGATCGCTCCAGTTCCTTTCCTCGGTATGGAAGGTGCTGTACAGCAAGACTACGCTGTTATTCCTTTGATTGAGGCTCGCATGAACGATGCGACCAACGTCATGATGGATGCAATGGCAACGGCGCTGTACAACAACACCAGCAACGCGCAGCAATTCACTGGATTGCCCATTGCAGTTGATTCGGCAGGCACTTATGGTGGTCTTAGCCGTTCAACCTACGCATGGTGGGGTTCCAAAGAGTACGCTGCAGGTTCGGTTAACCCAACTCGTCAAAACATCCTCCAGTACATCTCTGGAACGGTGAAAAACGGTGCAGAGGTGCCTTCCTTTGGCGTTTGCGGCTTTGGCACTTGGACATTGTTGGCGCAAGACTTTGTAGGCCAAGAAACCTACATGATCACCCCTGGCAGCAACTTTGCTAGCGGTGAAGAAGGCCCAACGTCTGGTTTCCGTGCGCTCATGGTTGCAGGTGTCCCGATTTATCCTGATCCCTATTGCCCAGAAGGCACTTTGTACTTGCTGAACTCGAACTACCTCAGCATGTACATTCACGATCAGGCTGAGTTTGCGTTTACCGGCTTTGAGTCCACGCTGCCTAACTGGCAGATTGGTTATGTTGGCGCTGTGTTGACCATTGCAGAAATGGTGAGCACGAAGCCTAAGAGCATGACCAAAGTGACCGGCCTTAACTCACTCACGCTGTAAGGAGTCGATCATGGCATTGGCACTTAATAAAATCATCGTTAGCGGCTTATCCAGCGATGCTGATGGCGCGTATTTTGACTACGTTACCCAATCGGTAACGGCAGGCACTGATTACACGCTGCCAGCAGGTCTGTACGTCATCTATCCCGTCGCAAACTGTAAGTATCAGGCTTACAACGGTTCCGCTTGGGCCGATGTAATTGCAGCCAATACCGGTGGCATGATGGTTTCTGATGGTCAGAACGTGAAGATCGTTTCGACCTCTGGTACTGTCACGGCACTGTTCTTGACCGTCAATGGCGGTCAGGCTGCTTCTGGCACCTACAACTCGTAATTGGAGTAAAGCATGGATGCAAACAAAGTCGGTAGTCTATTGCCGCAGCAGTTTGGAGGCATCCTGCTTGGGAAGTTGATCGGCGCGAACATGAATTCCACCGCCGATCAGCAAATCACCATCTTTAGCAATCCGTCGAAGTTTATTCTTCGGCGCATTGTGGTGACGAATGCTTCAATCTCTTTGACCACGGCTGCTGGCGGCGTTTATACCGCTGCTAGCAAAGGTGGTACAGCGGTTGTTGCAGCGGCCCAGGCTTACTCCTCGCTTACAACGTCAGCGCTTTTCCTTGATCTCACGCTTAGTACGACAAGCAGTGCAAGCACTACAGTGAAATCAAGCATTCCCAACTTATACTTATCGCTCACCACCGCTCAAGGTGCTGCAGCAACAGCGGATGTATATGTTTACGGGGATATTTTAGAAGCATGATCTTTGTTACAAACAAAGGCTCTCAGCCACTGGTCGCCAAGTACGTCGATCAGTGGTTTGAGTTTCCTCCAGGCAAAAGCGTACAAATCGAACCTCATGTTGCGCGACATATCTTTGGGTATGGCGACGACAATAAGTATCAATACTTGGTGCGTTTAGGTTGGTTAAAAATGAACACCGACCACGATAAAGCGATGGCTCGCCTTGCTGAGTTCACCTTTACGGACGCTCCAGTAAAACCCGACCAACAATCAGCCGTGTTGGTGGAACGAGTAGCCCCTCCCGCTCCGCGTGGGCGAGCTGGGGTCAAAGTCCAGCCCCAGACAAGCGATGAGGCATAAATGGCAACCTACTCAGGGTATATCGCAGAAGTTAGAAGACTGCTGCATGATGCTGCTGGCAACTTCTGGACAGACACCGAGCTAACCGATTACATCAATGGTGCTCGGCATCGAGTTGTCCGTGACACCGGTTGTCTGCGCAATATCCTGACGGGTGCTACCACCACCTCGGTTGAAACACTCAACATCTCGACACTGACACTGCCCTCATGGGCAGAGCAGATTCTCGACATCCTCAATATCAACCTGTACTGGGGTAATACGCGCATACCATTGCGATACATGTCGTGGACGCAGTTCAATGCTGAGTTGCGGTTTTGGCAGAACTACACAGGTAGGCCTATTGCGTTTACGCGATACGGGCAGAATGAGATTTACTTTGGCCCAGTGCCTGATCAGGTCTATGTGATTGAGGTGGATACCATCCTCTTGCCAGTGCCTTTGACATCAGATTCGCAGACTGAGGTGATTCTTGAGCCATACACCTCGCCTGTTGCGTTTTATGCGGCTTATAAGGCAAAGTACAAAGAACAATCCTACGGTGAAGCAGAAATCTTCAATGCCGAGTACAAGAAGCAATTGCTGGCAGCGATTAATTCGAGCTTCACGCGCCGTCTACCAACGCCTTACTCGGTTCAGTAATCATGGCTGCTGTTGAGCAAAAGAAGTCCTACCACGTTACCAAGGATTTCAAAGGGCTTAACACCAAGGCCAATCGCACGGCCATTCAGGAAAATGAATTTGCCTGGATAGAGAACGTGATGCCTATCGGGTACTCAAACCTGAAGGTCATACCTAAAGAAAAGCGCGTTACTTACAGCAGTACAAATTTCAGTTGGGGCGGCACGGTGCATTACATGGCACCAGCCAATATTGGCGGTGTCGCTTACATGTTTGCGTTCTTCACCAATGGAGGTGCGCAGTATGTCAGCTTGGAAACCCCTACCGCACCGATCACTCTGGCTGCATCGGGAACCTTCAGCGGTACAAGAACACAGATCAGTCAATGGAAGAATGAGCGAGTGCTCATCATTGACACAACTTATGGATACGCTACGTTCGACGGGACGAATCTCGTTCGGGTCGGTTCGGTCGGCGCGATTACCAAAGTCTCAGGCGGTTCTGGATACACATCAGCGCCTATCGTAACTTTTTCAACGCCTAATGAAACGGGTGGCATTCAAGCAACAGCCACTGCAACAGTTTCTAGCGGCGTTGTTACTGCGGTAGCGGTTACGCCAGCCAATTTTGATGAGCCTGGTACTGGATACACCTCTGCCCCAACGGTTTATATTGGAACTGCTGGCGCTGTTTCTTGGGCTGCAACAACGGCTTTTCAAAAAGGTCGTTTGCTTTCTTCTGGGGGGAATTATTACTACGTCACAGTAGGAGGTACGACATCAAGCACCGCCCCTACTCATACAAGCGGTTCATTGGCTAACGGAACGTGTGAGTTGCTTTATGTTGCCGACCCTAACGGCGGTGGCACTAGCGCGTCTTTTACGGCAACAGCAATCAACCAGCCTGGCACTTGCATACAGTCTTTTTCTGGCCGCGTATGGATTGCTGACGGCAGAACCATCTATTACACGGCAGCAGATAGCTACAACGACTTCACAAGCATCTCTGCTGGCAACATAACGCTGGTTGATGGCACTCTGTACGGTGACATCACGCAGATCATTGCTGCTAACAACTTCCTTTACATCTTTGGTGAGTCATCCATCAACGTCTTTTCTGACGTTCGCGTCAATACGTTGGGTGAAACACTGTTTACCAATACCAATATCAGTGCATCGATTGGTACAGAGCTGTTCTTAGGCGTTTTTGCATACTTTCGTAGCATCCTATTCATCAATCGGTACGGGGTGTACGCCTTGGTTGGCGCTACAACGACCAAGATTAGTGATGCTTTGGACGGCATCTTCCCTAATATTGACTTCAGTTCGACAGTTACGGGTTGCCAAACCCTGATTTACAACATTCTAGTGTCTGCATGGAATGTCAGATACAACGACAACGGCACTTACCGGCGTGTGCAACTGGTCTTTTTTGATCGCAAGTGGTTTATTAGCTATCAAGGCAACCTCACGCACATCAATTCGTCACCAGTCAATGGTTTGATCAATGCTTATGGTGTTGAATCAGGCGGTGCGTTCTTTAGAATGTACGAAGACCAGACGGCAAACATTTCAACAGAGGTTGTCACAGCGCTTTGGGACTTAAAAGACCCGATTCGAGATAAACAAGCGCTCAAACTTGGCGTTGAAGCGACATTTCCTGTCACCGTTGCCGGTTCATTGAATATTTCGATTGATAGTGAGTCTCGCGCATCAACATCCATTGCGCTTGGCAATGCAGTTGCGTGGCAAAACAATTCGTTTAGTAACATTGCATGGACAAACAATGCTGGAAGCACCTTGCAATGGATTTCCTCTGGGTATCAGTTGACTGAAGGGTACAAACTGCTCAAGTACGATGCGCAGATGTATGGCAAATACCTTGGCATGACGGTAACATCCACGGCACCAGCATTTACCTTCAACGGCTTCCAGCTTGAACATGAACTAAGAGCGAGGTTCTGATGGCAAAGCCAGTAACAATTCCGAATACATTTGCCACCGCAACGACATCCATCCCGCTTGCTAACCTGGATGCTGATTTTTCTACGGTTGCAACAGCGCTTAATGACGCATCAACTTACAGCAACTATGCTTTAGATTCAGGCACAACAAATGCCTATGTTGTTTCGCTCTCTGGGCTGTCAACAACATACCAGGCTGGTCTTGCCATTCAGTTCCAAGCAACGAGTGCTAACACTGGGCCTTGTACCTTAAACGTCAACGGTCAAGGCGCAAAGAACATCATCTACCCTGATGGCAGTACATTGTCTGCTAATGCTATTGTGGTTGGTGCAATTTGCTCGCTGATGTATGACGGCTCTAGCTTTCAGTTGCTGTCTGTTAAGAATGCAGCAGGTGGTGGTGGCGGTGGAGGTAGCGTTTCCTCAGTTGCTATGTCAGTACCTGCATTCTTGTCGGTGTCTGGTTCACCGATCACAACTTCTGGCACCTTAGCGGTAAGTTATTCGGGCACACCGTTACCAATTGCTAATGGTGGTACTGGTGCAACCACGGCGGCTGGCATTCGCGTCACGATTGGTGCAGGCGATGTAAACGGCCCTGCAGCATCGGTTGATGATGAGATCGCGCTTTACTCAAGCACCACTGGTAAAGTCATCAAACGTGCGACAACGACAGGCATCTTAAAAGCAACCTCCGGTGTATTGTCGGCTGCTACTGGAGGCACTGATTATCTTGTTCCTGGCGGCGCACTTGGCACACCATCTTCTGGCGATCTATCAAACTGTACTAACCTTCCTTCTGGAAGTATTACCGGACTCG